CACACAGCCAAGGAAAGGTTTGCTGAGAACGCTGCCAAGCTTGCTACGCTACATAACGAGAGTAGCAAGATTGAGGCTGATATTTCAGCCCTTAATGAGTCAGAAATCAACAAGAAGCACAGTCAATATGAGCAGCTTGTTAATAAGAAGCGGGAAGTTGAGCGCACACTAACAAAGTGCGAACTCGGCATTGAGAGGAATAAGACTACCAAGCTAACAGCAGAACACAACATTCAGCGACTTCTGAAAGAGATTGATACGTATAACGAGAACAAGGAAGCCATTGAGCAGCTTTCAGAACTCAACAAGCAGAAGCGAGACCATAAAAAGAATATTTTTTCTTTCAATAACACGCTGGAAAATTGCGATAATGAACTTAAAGAACTATATGTAAAGCACGGCTCGCTGGAACAGCAGGTTGAAAGCCTGCGAGACCAGAAGCAAGAGTTGGAGGACCTAAGAAATCAATACTCTGCTTACGATCTTTATATGCGCTGTATGCACAGCAATGGCATTGCATATGATATCATTAAGAAAAAGCTCCCTGCGATCAATGATGAAATCTCCAAGGTCCTTACAAATATTGTAAATTTTGAGGTTTATCTTGAAAGCGCAGACAAGCGTCTTAACATCTTCATTAAGCATCCTCGCTTTGAGCCACGACCACTTGAAATGGGTTCCGGAGCTGAGAAGACTATTGCCTCGATGGCAATTCGTCTAGCACTCCTCTCTGTTTCCAGTCTGCCAAAGGGCGACATCTTCATTCTGGATGAGCCTGGAACTGCTTTGGACGAGGAGAATATGGAAGGATTTGTGCGAATTCTAGATTTGATCAAGGCTCAATTTAAGACTATCTTGTTGATCTCACACCTTGACTCATTAAAGGACTGCGTAGATTCACAGATAGTGATCGAGAAAAGAGATGGATACGCTTTCATAAATCACTAACTAATTATTAAGTCAGTGACGGAGGAAAAAATGACAGAAGCACAAATACAAAAAGCTCCCCTCGTGGATAGAATTCTTGGAAAGCTAACTTCAAGAAAGCTATTAGTGTGGGGAACAGGAACGGTCCTAGCATTTCTAGGATTTGTGACATCTGGTGATTGGGTGACAATCTCAGTAGTGTATATCGGCTCCCAAGGAGTTGTTGATACAGTTGTTGCCTTAAAGAATGCAGGCTAAGATGACTTGGCTTGCAACCAAAACATTTTTATTAAAAGCTTGGGCGTGGATCAAGACTCATTGGTACGTGCCTGTGCTTTTCATTATCGCTGCCTTACTTACCATTCTTACAAAGGGTGATGCCGTTAATCCTATTTTGGACCTAATGGACAAGAGCCGCAAGAACTACGAAGATAGAATTAGAATTCTTGAAGAAAATCGTGAGAATGAAATAAGAAGGTCAGAATTAGTCAGGACTAAATTTGATGAAACGATACGACAGATTGAGCGACAACATAATGAGTCTAGTGATTCACTTGATAGAAAAAAGCGTCAAAGGGTTAAGGAGCTTGTGGAGAACTTTCATCAAGATCCTAGATCCCTCTCAGAAGCCCTAGAAAAGGAATTCGGGTTCAAGAATGTTGAGTAGAATCTTAGTATTGATCATAACTTTCAGTTTAACATTCCCAGCGCACCTATTTGCGCAAGACACAGAAGAAGAGCCACAATTTACTCAACTACAAGAAGGGGAACCAGCACCATTTGCTGGTACGCTTTTTAATCCTACCGCGACTGCGCAGCTTATCGCAGAACGTGAATTTCGCCTTACAGATTGCGATCTACGTGTAAATTATGAGATTAACCTCTTAACGGCACGACACGAGTTAGAGTATAATCTACTACAAGTGCGCTATGATTCGCTCGAAGAACGTACCACTGCGCTAACGCAATTAAGGGATCAAGAGATCGCTGATCTTAGAGAAATGGTCCGCAAGCATCCCAATCGCCATAATCACTGGTTTTTCGCCGGTGGCTTTCTTGCGGGTGCTGTTACTTCAATTGCTATCTTCTTTGCAGCGAGAGAGATTAATCAGGGGTCACAGTGAAGAAAAAAGATTGGGATAAGTTAGCAACGTTCGAAAGAGCCATCAGCAAAAAGTATGGCAAAGAGGCGATTCAAAACCCCAAAGCCAATTGGGATGATGAAAAAGAGCGCGAATATCTAGAACAAATACAGAAGCTCTCAGAAAAAGAGTATTCGCTTGGCGATAAAGACGAGAAAGTCAAGGTTAATGGCATTTTAATGCCCAAGAAACTACTTAATAAAGAGTCTAATCGCACCTGTCCCGTGTGTAGCACTTATTCATTTAATGCAAAAGACGACATTTATATGAATAAGTACGAATGTTGCTGGAAGTGCTACGTGCAGTGGGTAGAGGACCGAGAAGAGAGATGGCTATCTGGATGGAGACCAAATAATGGCAACGACACTTGAAATTATCCAAGGAATCGCCCAGGCTGCGGCGAATGCTTATGACGGAGCGCACGATGAAAGTGTATCTTCCGATGGAGAAGCGCGCACAGCAGGGTTGAAGAGAGAAGAAGGGCACATCATTAATGATAGCCGCGTCATCGATGGCTTTGGTGTAAAGTTCTTAGGTAACAAGCTTTGTATCACATACCAGGGTGAAGTCCAGTTAAGAGAAGTCTATGCCAACGGTTTTGAAGATGAGATCGAACAAAGAATGGCGGACATCGCTAGTTTCCTAAAAAAGGAATATAAAGCGATCACCGGCAACACTTTATCTTTAACAAAGGAAGGCGATTCTGATATTCTTGTACAAAGTCGATCAAGAGTATGGACTTGGGTTCAAGCCACTTGTATGTTCGGAATCGGCGGTCTAGGCGAAGTTGTAGAAGTAACTGCGGAAGAAGACGAACTAAGAGATCGTTTCAAAGATTTCCTCAGTCTAGGAAGCAACGATTAAAGATGAAGAATGGGCTATCAGCTTACCAAGAAAGAAATTTATAAAGAAGTTATAAAGTGCGGTAAGGATCCCGTTTATTTTATCAATAACTACGCTCGTATTTCTCACCCTCAAAAGGGGCTGATCCCATTTAAGACATACGAGTTTCAATCAGAACTTCTAAACGATTTTAATAACTATCGTTTCAACATCATTCTAAAAGCCAGACAGTTGGGTATCTCCACTATTACAGCGGGATACATTGTCTGGCTTATGCTTTTTCATCGTGATAAGAACGTCTTGGTTATTGCCACCAAGTTTGGAACGGCGTCTAACCTTGTAAAGAAGGTGAAGCACATCCTAAAAAACGTTCCTGACTTCTTACAGATCACAGATATTACCATTGACAACCGCTCATCGTTTGAGTTGTCCAACGGATCGCAGATCAAAGCCTCTTCAACTTCCGGCGATGCTGGTCGTTCTGAGGCTTTGTCACTTCTGGTGATTGATGAGGCTGCTCACGTTGAGGGGCTGAGCGAGCTATGGACAGGTCTCTACCCTACACTATCAACTGGTGGTCGCTGCATCGCACTATCAACCCCTAACGGTGTTGGAAACTGGTTTCACAAGACCTACACAGAGTCTGAGCAAGGGCTGAATGACTTCTTTCCAACTAATCTGCCTTGGAGCGTTCATCCTGACCGCGATCGCGAGTGGTTCGAGAAAGAAACTCGCAATATGTCCCGCCGACAGATTGCGCAAGAGTTGGAATGTAACTTCAACACCTCTGGTGAAACTGTAATCCATCCAGATGATCTAGCTAGAATATTTGAATCTGTTCGCGAACCAAATCATAAGACTGGGTTTGACCGAAACTATTGGATTTGGGAGGAATACAACTCAGATTTCTCTTACCTTATGGTAGCGGATGTTGCCCGAGGCGATGGCAAGGATTACTCGGTCTTCCATATTATCAAGTTAGAAACTATGGAAATAGTGGCAGAGTATCAGGGTAAGCCTGCCCCAGACATATATGGCAGTATGTTGTACTCTGTCGGACAAGAGTACGGGAATTGCTTGCTTGTTGTAGAAAATAATTCAGTGGGTTTTGCTGTCCTAGATAAACTAAGAGAGTTGGAATACCCAAATCTTTATTATTCAGTTAAATCAACTCACGAATATGTCACCCAACTAGAAGCGGAGATGATGAACAATTCTGTTCCCGGCTTCACTACCTCACAAAAGACGCGCCCACTAATTGTAGCAAAGTTGGAAGAATTCATTAGAAATAAACTAATTACTCTATATTCTTCAAGAATTGCTAATGAGTTAAAGACGTTCATCTGGAACAACGGACGCCCAGAGGCAATGAGAAGTTATAATGATGACTTGACGATGGCGCTAGCTATCGCCTGCTGGGTTCGAGATACCGCGTTGGAGACGAACAAGAGGGACATAGAATATCAGAAAGCTTGTCTAGACTCTATGATCGTGTCGAACACTAAGATGAGCACAGCAATACCTGGTATGCGAGGATATACTAAAAACTTTGATATTAACCAAGGCACAAGCAGAGAGAGAAGTATCAAAGAGCAACAAGAATTTTTTTGGGTGTATAAGGGATAACAAGAATGGCAGATCGTAAGAGCAATCCAAGGAATCAGCAAAGCCGATTATTTAAACAATTAACTAGAATTTTTTCTGGTCCTATTATAAGATATCGCACCCAAACGGGGCGTCAAATTCGACGTCGCGATATGGACAAGTATGCAGCTCGCTTTAAGTCAGCAAGCGGACAGCAATTCAAGCGTTCAGAGTATCACGCATATGAAAAGATGCAAGCTAACGCATTCGTTAATCAAAATCGTAGCGAACGCTATGCTGACTTCCAACAAATGGAGTATATGCCAGAAATCGCATCAGCTCTTGATATTTATGCTGATGAGATGACGACTTCCTCCGATCTTACGCCCCTCTTATCTATTCGTTGTCATAACGACGAAATCAAGGCAGTTCTAGAAACGCTATATCACAATGTTCTAAATATTGAATTCAATCTCTTTGGCTGGTCCCGTTCAATGTGCAAGTTTGGAGACTTCTTTCTTTACTTGGATATTGATGAAGAGCAGGGCGTTCGGTCTGCCATTGGGCTTCCATCTGAGGAAGTTGAGCGCCTTGAAGGCGAAGATAAGACCAATCCTAATTATGTCCAATATCAGTGGAACTCAGCTGGTATGACATTTGAGAATTGGCAAATTGCCCACTTCCGAATCTTAGGTAATGACAAGTATGCTCCTTATGGAACTTCTGTGCTAGAGCCAGCCCGCCGCATTTGGAGGCAACTTACCCTACTAGAAGATGCTATGATGGCATATCGTATTGTAAGATCTCCCGAGCGTCGTGTTTTCTATATTGATGTTGGTAATATCAACTCAAACGATGTTGAGCAATATATGCAGAAGGTTATGACCCAGATGAAGAGAAATCAGCTAGTCGATGCTGATACAGGTCGTATTGATCTTCGCTACAACCCAATGTCAGTTGAAGAGGATTATTTCATCCCAGTTCGTGGAGGACAGAGTTCCAAAATTGAGAGTCTTCCCGGCGGGTCTTTCACCGGTGATATCGATGACGTTAAATACCTTCGTGATAAGTTATTCTCTGCCTTGAAGATTCCACAATCCTACCTCACTCAGGGCGAGGCAGGTAGCGAAGATAAGACCACCCTGGCACAAAAGGATAT